AGTTGGGTTAGACATTTCAGTTGTCCTCCGTCAAACGAATGTAAAGTTCAAGTTCTCCTCTCATATCATAAAAATACGATTTTCCCCTATCAAGAATAAAAGTATCATAATCTTCTTGTGTGGGTTCCTCTTCCATTTCCATATCCTTCCAAACTTCCAAGAAATCTTCAACAGACATATGGTATTCAAGAGGAATGTATGCGACTTTGGAAATGATGGGATTAGTCATCGGTTTGGTTGCTTATGAGAGTATTATAAGGCATCCACAGGGTCTGTGGTGAGGTCAGTGGTCAGTTTGGGAAGTGTCCTCACTCCACATAATGATAAATTGGTTCTCGGTATTTCCTCAACATATTGATTGCTGCTCTTGCCTGCATAAGTTCTGGAAATCTTTTAGATGAGTAAAGAACATATTCTTCGTCAGCAACATTATATTTTTGAATAAGATAGTAAGTAGTCATCTCATCAAAATCAAATTTCTCTACAATTCGGTAATCATAAACTTTCATAATACACCTCTAATAACTTTACGCATCGTTGCTTCAAAGATAATGTCTCTTTCCAGTTCTTGTGGTGTTGCTACTTGGAGATAGGTTTGATACTGATATTCGTTGAGGTCTTTGGATGGAATGTATCCTTTGTATGAGATGATTTGTTGAATTGCTTTTTTGGTTGGCTCTTCAAAATCTTCTTTGAAGTTAAACATCAGTCATTCTCCAATTCTCCATCAAAGTTGTTTAGATACTGCCAGAACCAAATTCTATTTACTCTCTCTTCACTATTATCACTATTAATGTGTGGAAACATTAGATTTTGCCAAGCACAAAAAGTCCATTCCCACATTCTTTGTCTCAACCAGAATTGTTGAAGTTTATATGGAAGTTTCATTCTTGCCACCCCTCAACAGTATTCAGTAAAGAAATAAAAACTCAAACCATATTTTCCAACTTGAAAATCTACTCCAAATAAAGAACTAGTAAAGAATGAGAATAGAATGTGTAATCCACCATCACTAAAAACTAAACGACTGGGATTTTCATAATGAACCCAGAGTAATGAACGATTGTTGAAGATACCAAACTGCCAAGTGCGGTCAGTATCACCATCATCCCAAACTTTTTTATCATATTGGAAGAGTTTAGTCATAAGTCCTCATAGGTAATTCAACAGGTAGAGAAACACTATCAAGTCGTTCTCCATTTTCAATATCAAGGAGATGCCAAATAGGGTCTCCAATTCTTGTGTCAAAAGCACTATTTCTTGTAGTGACAGTAATAGTGATTTTATATCGTTTGAGGTCAGTCATAATAAGTGTTTGTGTTGCCGTAGTTTAGATAGTGCCAGAATAAGTTTCTCATTCTGGTTTCATTAGGATACCCATCAAGATGGTTCCACATATGATTTCTCCAAGAATACACACAATACTCAAAGAGATGAATAGAAGTCCAGATAGTCCATTTTTTCCAGGTGTCAGTCATTCTTCATCCTCCACAGGGAACATAGCATCATACTCTTCATCAGTCAGTGTGAGATACTGAACATCAGCATCTTGGTGTTCTTCGGCATACATCAGTTGGTAATGAGCAAAGGAACTTTCAGAAGTGCTGGCGTATTCTACGACACCATCCACTAAACACAAATAATTGAGGGACATCGGTTTGGTTTCTTATGATGTTATTATAAACCAAAAAGGGCACCTGTGGAGATGCCCTGTGCCAGTTCTTCAGGTGTCTATTTCAGTTCCTCTTCAATTCTTTCAATCTCAAAGATTTCATTTAGAAACTCCAAACCATACTTACCCACAACCCAAGCATCTTTATCCTCAAAGAACCTATCACCTATGGTTCTCATATCGTAGCCCTCTTTGGTTTTATTAAAGAAAGCAATGACATAACAAGTGTCACTATTTGGAGATTCATTCCACTTGACGAGTTCATACTTGTTGTTGTATTTGCTCCATCTAAATTCTATGTTCCTAAATCTCATTGTTCTCCAAGATACTTTTGATTTGTTTAAGGTCTTCTACTCTCTGTTTGGCAATGTCATACTCTTCACAATACCAATCAAGGTCATTGACTTCGTGATTGGTTTCCTCCCTGATGTCCCATTCAAGACATTGTAAGTGCCCCTCTTGGTCTTCTATAAAGTAGTTTAGAGTATCAATCAGAGACATTTTCATCCTCTACATCAATCTCTCTAAGATACTCAAAGTTCCAGGTGCGCTCACATACACCAATATCAAATCCAAACTTATACAACCAGAACACTACGCTGATCAATCCACCACATCCACATTTAATCTGTAGATATGGCCATCCAGCATATTCATTCCACGAAACTGATGCTTGAAGAAGTGCCCATCGTTTGTTATGAAGGATTTGAACATACCATTCGTGGCCATAATCCTCACGATGTTTGAATGAAATCAGTTTCATTGTCCTTCCTCCAGGTTGGTGAGTTCTTCTTCAGTCAGTACAGTTCCCATCGGACCTTTTTTTAGTCGTTCCCATTCTTCATCACGAACTTTCCATTCCTTGAATTTCTCTTCAAGGTCTTCATCCATCGTGATTTCATACTCTTTACAAACCTTGCGTTGCTCTTCTTCACTGGTCCAATCATTAAACACCAGGGACATTGCACCACTACGAATACTTCTGGGGTCCATACCAACACACAGCATGAACTTCTCAAACAGTTTGAAATACTGCTTTGCGTTCAAATCCTCAGCAGGAGCAGTAATCAGGTAATGTTCTTCAGGAATATAATCATCACCAGTCCAGGAAGATGTGCCATAGGTAGGTGTGAATGTAGCGTCAAACTTGAACTGGACTTCAGCTTTGTAGGTCATAATGAGAGTGTTTCAATGTGAATACTATAAGACCTCTTGACAAGAAAATCAAGAGGTCGTGTGCCAGTTTATTGTCTGTCCTCAAATTCTTTCATTAACTCTTCTACCATCTTCATAGAGTTTCTATACATTGAATATCGTGCCCAAGGAAGACGAGGATTATGAATCAACCACCAAAGAAACACCAGAAACTTATTCTTTGCAATCTGTGTTACAAATACAAATGCTTTAGCAATACTTTGATCTGTTACAATCAAGTATCCTATACAGAAGAATATAACCAGATAGATGTATTGTGCCGTCATCTTCTTAATGTTTTAAGATACTCTAGAACTGTAGCACGAACTTCCATTAACTCTGTAAAACAGCGTTGGTTGTGTGAGCACTGTCGTAGTTCTTGATCAGGCTTCAAAACTGATTCGATAAACAAATCAAGTCCACGATTCCACTTTACATCTTTTGATTCGTTATCAGTCACTGGATTTTGGTCTTTCATCAGGAACAATTTTCAGAGGACAGGATGGAATGTGTTGACTGATAACTTGAATAACTTCTATCTTTTGTTGATAAGAAAGACCAATCACATTTCCAATACGATTGACAATTCTAAAGGCCTCGCTGCAACTTATCACAGTCGTGGCAAGTAAACCAATCATAGTTTTCCATTAATGGTTATTTATTTAATAATCTCCCAATTAGGATCATTTTCTTTGTTCAACCAAAAGCAGTAGCGACGATTGATTGAAACTACAAAAAGTTGACTATCAGTTTCTTGTTCGACTTCCATTGCATGAAGAGAATCCATTTGATTTACAAACCGATTCTTTGCTTTAGAACTCTTAGGTTGAACATTAATCAGGTGCTTTTTGACCTTTGTAGTCATGGTGTTTTAAGAACTGAAAGTATTATAGAGCAAAGTCAAGTGTTTTTGAGCACTTAGTGGACAGTAATCAAAGTGTCCTCCATCAATCTCTCACCTAGAACTTTAACCATTAAATCTAATGAAATCTGTTGTGGTCTTTGTTTCCAACCATACCATTTGCTTTTCTTTCCAAACTCATGAGGTGGAAACTTGTTCACTGAATAATACTGCACTTCAGTGATATCATAAATTCTTCCTCCATTCTGTAACCACCAGTGCTTCTCTCCTCGATAATCTTCGGCACTCATTGGCACTAACTGATCAGTATTCATAAGATAAAATAATGCTTGACTTGCATGATAACAATGACCATAAAAAGGATTGGTCTTTACATCATCAGGATACATTAACTTCTTTCTACCTTTCAGCAGTTCTGGTTTTAAATGTTTAGAAATTAATCCCATCACAAGACACATATTCTTTTCAGTGTATTCATAAGCATGAAAAGTTAATTTTCGCGTCTTTACGATAGTATTCTTTTCATACTTATGTCTCTCTACAATACTTATAGCCATTCTTATCAAACCCAGCAAAGGTATTCTAGACAGATTGATGTGTTTCTGTCAAGTAGTCTTCATAATACATTTGTTCAAGAGAGTGTGCTTCTATTTCATGAGGTTGTTCCCAGTAATCCAAGTCATCACAATTAATGTCCTTATAGTACATCTTTCCTCTGCGTTCTTTGAGAGTTCCTTTTACCCATTGACGTAGGTGAATGAGTTCATGTAGAATGGTCTTTGTGTAAAGTTCTAGATCTAGTTTAGGATCGATTTCAATTAGAAACTCACGAGGACGATAGATCTCTCCAGATACTGAACAATACCCATATGCTTCTTCTCTACGAAGACCTCTGTGAAGCATTTCAATATAGATATGGTGTCGTGATAGGTACTTGTTTAGAAACCAAGCCACGGCGTCTTCTGCGCGTCTCTTACGAGCACCATATCCTGTAATATCAAGGCAGTACATCAGAACAAAGATTTAAGGACAACTTCAGATACTTTTGATGCCCAGTGTAGAGTCCACACAAAAGATCCAACAAAAATCAGTCGGTCTAGGTTGGAGTACCTCATTCGGTTTTGGTCGTTATGTGGTTACTATAAAACCTCCAGTGGTGTTCTGGAGGTTCTGGTGGACAGATTTTGAGGTGTCACAAAGGTGACGGAGGAAGTTCTATATTTTCAAGTCCAAGTTTTTCTGCTTTTTGCGGTAAATCACGAAGTTGTTGTCGATATAATCTAAAAACTTCCATACGACCTTCATCAATGGAAAGTGGATTATCACTTAGCATAGTCCAGTCAGTTTCTGCTAGTGCTTGATTTCTTGCTGCTCTTAATTCTTCTATAGTATTGTATGCCATAATTATTAACTAAATGTTGGAAAATCTACGACTTTTGCTCTAATAAAATTACTTTCATGTCTTACTGCAAGTAATTTATCTGGGTTTGTATCATCAGAACTTGCATATAATGGGAACATACCACCATAAGAACTTTCAAGACCAACGGAAAGTAAATAATCTGGTGTTGATGTTGCAGTAACAGTAAATCCTGTTGTCCCATCAAGTGTTGCTTTAACAAGTGGATATCCAAACTGGAATGGACTGCTACTACCCAAACTTAATATAAATTCATTATTTCCAAGTCCAAAGTGATTGAATGAATAATACATATTTCCGCCAGGGAATAGAGGTGCGGATGTCATATCACTTGAACTATTATATGCAGTGAATTTTTTTGGCGTATGTGCATCAGAATAAAGAATTACATCACCATTTGTCATTTGGAAAGCAAAGGCATTGCTATCCCAGGTTGTTACTGCATGGTCTGAGTAATTTCCATTTGCAGATGTTGCTCTGACTCTATAATTTGAACTATTAATTCTGTAATAAAGTAAATCACAAACTTGGTTACTTGATTGATAAACACCAGGTTGTGCGATCATTGATACGCTATAAGATGTTGATGTATCGGAACTTAAATCAGTCAATGAACCAACACTGATGGAACTTCCATTCATATAATGTTGTCTATAGTATGCACGGTTACTTGCATTTGCATTATATCCTGCAGATGAAAAATATCCAGTGCTTATAGATGTTGGTAGGGAATAGAACATTCCATTATATCCATGGTCTGCATTTGTATTTGAGTATCCAGTGTCTGATAATGTTCCATTCGCATTTACAATAAATTTAGAATATGAAAATGTATATGTGTTTGTTCCAGGTATTGCATTATGTCCACCAGCAAATACTGCACCAGTTCCATCAGGTCCTGTCCAGTATGTTGTACTAACTGCAGCCGTACTTGTGTTCTGCCAAACATTAGTTGCAGAACCCCAAGTAATTATCCCAGTAGTTCTATTTACTGTGAATGGATATACTCTTAATCTTGTATAATTTAATGAACTATTATATTCCATTCTTGCAAAAAAGAAACTATTTCCTTTTTTACCACCAGCAGTTCTCATACAACAAGAATAAGTTGTGTTTGCTGTCCATCCACTATCATTACTTATTGTTTCGTCATCATAAATTGTTTGTGTTGAACCACCACCACCTCCTCCACCACCAGTTATTTCAGAACCTCCAGCATAAAATGAAGTTGCACTAATAATTCCTGTCGTACCATTTAGAGTAATTCCTGTCCCAACACGAATTTCACTTACAATAATCTTTTTAAGATTTCCTGAGTTATCTAAAAATCTAACATCTCCTGTACTATTATCTCTGCGAATAACAGTATCACTTGAGAGTCTAATTGAATTATCGGATGAGTCTAATACAATAGAACTTGTACCAATACTCAGAATGCCAGTAACTCTTGCATTTCCAACTACTACTAGGTTTTCTGAATAAGTAACTCCAGCACCTACTGAATCAATATGTAATCCATATGCGGTAGAAAAACCTGTAGTGGATAAACCAACACCTTCACCTCCACTTACAAATTCCTCTCCATTTTGATAAAGAGTTCCAGAGAAGTTAACATCACCAACAACATCTAAATCATATGCGGGTGTTGATGTGCCAATACCGACACGATCATTAACTATATCAACCTTTATATTACTATCAGATACTAAATTGGCAGAATCTCTAGTCTTTCCCATTTATCTTTTATTTGTATTTAGATATTGACAGTACCAATTCCAGATCTAAGTGAAACTGTAAAAGCAATACCACTTATATTTTGAACGAGAACACCAGACCTCGTGGCAATTGTTAATTGTGCTGCTGGACCTGCGGCACCTGTAGCACCAATACCCATTGTATATTCGACAACATCCAATACATCACCTGCAGCTGCTGGTGAAGCAAGAGTAATTGAAGTTCCATTTGTTGCAATAAATTCACTTGCAGACAACCTTACTCCATTCAGATATACATCTACATAACCTGCTGTGTAGTTTACACTGAAGACAGTCTGACCCTCTGTTGCAACTATTGTATTTTCTGTTTTTGCTGGAGTTAATGCAACATCTTCTTCTGGAGAATTGAAAGGCGCAGCATCAACCCAAACGGCCGTTGATCCAACCCCTAATGTTACTTCATCATACCATACAAAAATTCTACCATAATCTGTACTGTACCAAAGATCACCAGAACTTGGATCTCCTGGTGCAGATGCTCCAATTGAAACTGTTGATGATCCTCCAGACCCACCAGATGCGTTTGATGGAGATGCATCAATCCATGCTGCTGTTGATCCTACACCAACAGAAACTTCATCATAATATACAAATGTTCTACCTGCATTTGGATTAAACCATAAAGATCCTGCAGTTGGTGAGGATGGAGCGATAGTACTAATAGAAACAGTTGCTCCAGCACCAGCAGCAGATATTCCAGTTAAATTAGAACCATCACCATAAAAATATGCAGCAGTAACAATGCCAGTTATATTCGTATTACCTACAACCTGAAGTACAGTATTATTTTCAGTATACGAGACAATACCAACCTTGAATTCTCTTTCTCTACCGCTCAGAAACTTAGACATATCAGTTTAGCGTCTCCAGCACACTTACGATACACTTAAGATTGCTTGCATTATTTCCTGATAATACAAGAACATCACTCTGTTCTAGAACTAACTTTCCATTTGTGATGCTTACTGTATCATTTGCAGAAACAGGAAAATCTTTTACTATTTCTGTAGTGACTGCTGTTCCTGTTGATGATCTTTCATGAGATACAGTCACTGTATAAGTTTCCGAACCTACATTCGCAACTTGTGCAAGAAGGACAATACTACTATAACCAGTTGGGGTAGTGTAAATTCCAACTGGTGATGTAGATGCTACTTTAGTAATTGTTTTGTAAGCATTAAGTGCAAGAGCCATTGTATTATCCTCCTAGTGCTAAGATGAGTGGCGTTACATTTGCATATAAACTTCTTGTATATGCTGTTCCTGAAATATCACCAGTGCTTTGGTTAATTGTAACTCCATCACCGATTCTGAAGTTACCTGATTGGTCTGTGGATGTATAAACAACCAATCCACCATTTCTCATATCAATTTCATTTGCTTGTATTGCAACACCACCCGTAGAAGGTAAAGCATTTGCAATTGTCACACCAGAACCAATATATTCAAAAGAATGACCTGATGCTAGAATTCTACTTTGTTTGAATACTGGTGAAGTTGATCCAACACCAACAGCATAAGGAACATTCTCAGTCACTGTGACTGTGGAAATACCATTTGAAGGTAGTGTTGCACTCTGAATCACATAATATTTTGGAATGGTTTCCACTGATAATACCAAACCACTTCCACCTCCTCCACTCGTTGTAATACCAGGAGTTGATGTATAACCTCTTCCAGTTGATACAATATCAACCTCAGTAACAACACCATTGGTAATTGTTGCAACTGCTTGAGATGCAATACCCCAACTCTCTGATGGATTATCAAAAACTAAAGTTGGTGGAGTTGTGTATCCAGAACCACCATTAACAATAGTTATCTTACTAACTTCATAATATAAGTCATCAAAATAAATCACCTGACCATCATAAGGACGATTTGTTCCTACTCCTGCGATTACAAAAGTAGAACTATTTGCACCTGCTGCTGTGGTTACAATACCAGTATATTGAACCGATCCAACACCATCAGCAACTAATCCATAGTTTCCAAATGATGAGTTTGAGTTTGTTAAATCACATGCACCACCAGAACCACAATAGATTGCAGTATCATTACAAATGGTAAACAATGAAACTAACTGACCATATCCTTCGTTTGTGATTGATACACCAATACCACCTTGATTGTATTGAGTATAACTATCAACTACGATGCTTTTTGTATTTCCTGAAGCATGTGCTCCATTGATCCTAATACCTATACTGTTCTGAATAAAGTTAGTGCAGTTCTGAACATAAGGTGATTGTGTGATGTTTCCTGCACCTGATGGACTAAATGCAACCATTGCGCCCGTATTTGCTGCACCAACAAATGATAGGTTTGCAATGTAATTGCCATTTGTTACATAAAAAACATCACCAGTATTTGATGGAGTAACTGTGACTTCTCTTAAACTATCTCCAACAATACTAACTTGTTCTGGTAATGTGATTGGATTATTTTCTGTATATGTCCCCGCACTGACTTTGATAACTGTTCCTGTTGTAGAGATTGCAACTGCTCCTGCGATTGTTGCTTTTGCATCTCCTAGTTTCTTTCCAGTATTGGTGTCATCCCCATCAGCAGTTACATAGATTACATTTGTAACTGTTGCACCTGCTCCTACTGGTACGATGTCTGTTCCAATACCCGCTCGTTCTCTGCGAGTATACAGTTCGCCGTCGTAAGTATTAAGAGCTAATT